TAACATAACCAAATTTGGTTCTTATTCTAAGTTAGACTATAGTGTAGGTAAAAAATATATCAAAGTGAAAAACACTAGGATGCACCGTCATGATTTAACCACAAATAACGGTGTGTTCATGTTCATCGACAAAGAGACTGGTGCATGTTACAAACCCGCATCATTCAAGACACCTGCTAAAGGTATTCGATTCCAGATTGAGCAGTTAGTTGAGAACCCTGAGATTGTAGATCATTATGGTTCTTTTCTCTATGTTCGTTAAATCTATTACTTTACACTCACACTAATTAACAATCATCATGGCAACTTGGACAGGTGAAGCATGGTTAGGTTCGGCATCTGGTCGTCAGAAAGTATCAGTTCAGTCAAACACTTTCCATGGAGCAAAAGAACAAATTCAACAGATATATGGTACAGATAACGTCCATAATCTGAGAGAAGAAAATGATAATGAAGGAGGAGGATTTGAACTTGGTGGTGGATCTATCGTGTGGTTTGGTGGAATCATTCTATTCATCGTTGCATTACCTTATCTAATTCCTATCATAGTTTTCGGACTGATTGGGTGGGGTGTGTATAAGTTTGTGAAGTGGATTCTCAAGTAATTAAAGTTACTCACCTCTAAACTGCCCTATAGATGTAAGACACACACCAATCATGACTAACTCAACTTTTCAAACCACAATCGAAGATACCACGTATAACGGATGGACAAACTATGAGACCTGGAATGTAGCACTCTGGATTGGTAATGACGAGGGTTTGTATAACCTAGCACGTTGTTGTTATTCGTATCAAGATTTCGTCAATCGTTATACGGAAGAAGGTGATACAACTTTAGATGGAGTAAAGTGGGATGATGTTAACCTGAACATCGTTGAACTCGATGAAATGATGGAGGAACTTTGATCATGACACAAACTGAGATTCAAAAACATCTAGAAGACCCATACAATCGTCTTCGTTATTGTTATGAATTCATTAGTGAAGATGAAGATATGAATCGAAAATGTTATAAGAGAATCTATCACTATCTGTCCACACTATCTGACACCGAGTATCACTATTGATTGAGTATTAAAGTTACTCACCTCTAAACTGCCCCATAGATGTAATCACCACATCACTCACACCATGAGAAAGATCGAATCCCAAATGTGTCAGGCAATCAAAGACAATAAGTCTTGGAAGTCTGGTAACACTGAAGTACAATACGTGGGAGACAATCTCTCTATTGTATATCTTCACGGTAACAAAATTGCAGTTGTTGATGATACTACTATGTCAATCTTTGATGGTGGTTGGCAATCAGTTACAACAAAGTCTAGACTCAACGCACTTTGTGATGAATTTTGTATCAGTGGAGAAGGAGTCTTTCAGAAGAATTACAAGTGGTTTGTAAGAAAGTTTGTAGGAATGGCAGGACAAAGTAAAGTCTATAATGTCGATGATTTCAAATCCGGTTATCTCTTCGCCTGATATATTGAACACTCTAACTAAGTCTCGTTCTAAATCCAATCTAATTCAAATCCACATGAAATTCATTCTATTGGTTATCATCGGAGCACTTCTTTGGAATAGTAATGAGGCAAGACAATTCACCTCTGATTCATTACAACAAGCATCAGACTTTATTCAACCTGAAAACTCTATCCGATTAAGGTTCTAATGTGTAGTTTACTCTTATGGATAATCACATTCTATTGTTTATCTAAGTGGACAGGATTAAGACGATTCATATCATCTTTCTTATACGGATTAGCTAACTTTATTGACCCTAAATCATGACTCCAACGATCTCACAAATGAAAGACATTATGAACAACACAACTAAGAACAACATCATCGATCGTGATGTACTCCAAGACAAGTACATTCAACGAGTGATTGATAGTTTAGACCTTGATGATTGTCTGGCAATGTTATATGATTACATTGATAAAGACACCGACAAACTATCACTGAATGAACTGATTGAAGACGTTGAAGAGTATTACCCAGAACTCCTAGGTGATACTAATGAAGATGAATCAGAAGAACCAAGTGAAGCAACTGGATGGAATTAACCCTTAGAAAACCATACTAAATACCATGTTTTATATTAAAAAAGGTATTTAAAAACATATATGCGTGTTTTATTGTTTTCCACAAGGGTGTGGAATAAGTGAAGGAAAGTGTGGATAAACCCTGATATTATGTGTTGTTATGTGTTGTAAACCTGTGGAGAAACGTCTGATCTTATTATAACTTATATCTGATAAAGGTCTGATCTTATTGTCATCTAAGGCCGTAGTCTATCAGGACTTCGAGAACATGTCAACCCCCCAAGTCTGTCAAATCAGGATCCCTTATCTGTAACAATCTCCAAGGTATTAATGTTACTCACCTCCAAACTGCCCCATGGATATGAACAACACTCAGACCATCCTCACCGAATCAGTCTTCTCAGATCTTTACAGTTTCGTCCTAGAGATGACACCTGATCTGGAAATGTGTCTTGACTATTGTGAATCTCAGGGGATCACAATCACTGATGATGTGTTCACAGTGATTGAAGACTTACTAGAGAACAACTGATCACCACTAATTGACATTACCTACCATGACCAGTTATACTAACCTGATCAACATCATCGATGAACTACAACAATCAGGAGTGAAACCAAAGGTAACAGTTCTCAAGACAAAGAAAGGTCCTAAGCATTCATTACTGACCAACACTAAGTAACAACCTGGGCACGTTAGCGAAGCATCGGTAAGTCCCAGATCAATAACTAGGCAGCACAGTATTCAGCGTAAGACCTAGACCAAACCTCCCCTATCTAACACTTTCTTCTTTATTATGACTCTCGAACTTGCACTCGGATTGTTGGCTCAAGGTAACAACGGTGATGAAATCCTTCAGATCCTCGATGTTATTCAGAATGACACATCCAACCCTGAGGAGATTACCTTCTAAGACACACCTATAAGAGTCTGTAAGGGGGTCTAATCCCCCTTCAGTTACATACACTTAAGAACACTTACTAAGTATTACAAACAGACCACGGGTGAGGTCTATAAACTCAGATCCGGTGTGTGTTACTAACTGAGGGGGAGGAGTGGTGTTCTCTCCCTTTTTTATTACCTAGGGACAGTGTTGACGAACAGTGAAATGTGTGGTATGATAATGTTGTGAATCGACACGTTATTATTCGTCGATTTATGATGTCGTCCGTCGGCGTAGCGGGTATAAAACCGATCCGACCCCCCCCGTTATAAAAAAGTACCTAACCCTAACCTACAAAAGTATATACCCTCTTTCGAAATAATTCCCCCTATTTTTTTTCCCAGCTATGCCCAGCATATAGGGGGTTCCCATATATAAAAACGAAACCCTATTGGAGGTTAATGAAAAATTTTACCCCTGAAAATTATTATCACATATACTTGAGAGACAAGTGTGTAGTTCCGATGATAAGTGAAGAAAACTTCGACCATACTTGGAGATCATTGAGAGCAATGGTAGGACTCATGAAAACTGAGTATGCTGAGGAGGACCTCTCATATGAGGTAGTGAAAACAATACCAGAGGAAGAGGAAAGTTCCTATTGACTCTCCCTAGATACTCTGATATAATTGAAGTGTAGTTACTAAGACTTATGGCTAAAGGATTTACGGTGAAGGCAGCAAAGCCCAAAACTCTAAGGACAAAAGCACCTGAGTGGGATATTGATGATATCAAGGCTCGGATGAGAGGTAAGACAATTGTATTCTGTCTACCTGGAAGAGGATGTTCATATACGTTTATGAAGAACTTCGTACAATTATGTTTTGACATGGTACAGAATGGTATGTCCATTCAGATCAGTCAAGACTACAGTAGTATGGTAAACTTTGCACGTTGTAAGTGTTTAGGTGCCAATGTACTTCGTGGACCAGATCAGATTCCCTGGGATGGTAAGTTGAACTATGACTATCAGTTGTGGATTGATAGTGACATTGTGTTTAACTCTGAGAAGTTTTGGCAATTGTGTGACGTAGCACTACCTGCTTCTGCTATTGATGAAGAAGGTAATGAGATTGAAGGAGCAGATCATCCGATCTCTGCTGGTTGGTATTCCACAGAAGACGGGAAGACCACCTCAGTTGCACATTGGTTAGAAGAAGATGACTTCCGTAACAACGGTGGTGTGATGAATCATGAGATGGTAGACTCGATTCAGAATCGTAAGAAGCCTTTCACTGTAGATTACACAGGTTTCGGATGGGTGATGATTCGTAAGGGTGTATTTGAAGATAAGAAGATGACATACCCATGGTTTGCACCGAAGATGCAGGTGTTTGAATCAGGAGCTGTTCAAGATATGTGTGGAGAGGATGTCTCATTCTGTCTAGATGCTATCGAAGCTGGTTATGAGATTTGGTGTGATCCTCGTATTCGTGTGGGTCACGAAAAAATGCGAGTTATTTGATAGGAGGTCATTATGGCAAAAGTTAAGAAGAGTCTAATGGGTAATGTGTTTATTGAGACACAACCCAAAAAAACGCGACAAGGATCAGGCCAACATACAAAGTATGCGTCTACGAGTTCTAATAAGGCAAAGAAGAGGTATAAAGGTCAAGGTCGATAGTATTAGGGGAATCCTTCGGGATTCCTTTTTAATGCATAGATATATTAACTGAAGATATTAATATGGCATGTTTGATTGCTAACTTACCATCTGTTGAAGTGTGGGTTAGGAAAGAATATCTAACGGACCATCAATCAGGTCATGGAGAATTTGAGAAAGGTGTGTGGGTATCTGCTAAGAGTATCCCTGGTAGAGCCTTTTACTTTGAGACGTACTTGCCAGAGTATGGGGCAATGTATGACAAACTACCGATCAGTGCCTTTGTATCAGAACCAAAGACACCTGACCCTGATATGAATTTACAAAACCTACAGTTTTGGAATTGTATGGATTATGGTGTTGTTGCTGTTAATAAACAATTCATTGGTAGTATGGACTATGAGGTCTATACAAGGAATCATGGGACCATGAAGGGGTCTTATGTGTGTACTCTTGACAACTACCATCAAGATCCTGATATCATTGATTACAGTTGTTCAGAGAATCCTTCTGAACATAAATCTCATAACTTGATTGAACTTGACAATGGGCAATATGCATTGTATCCAAACAATAGAACTCGTATCTATGATAATAGTTTAACACCTGAGAAACCAAAGATGCCAGATTTCAAAGTATCTACTCAGATCTATCAGGTAGAGTGTGGTTATGAGAAGGATGGCCTTGGTGATCAGGATTCTTATTTTTGGAAGACTGCTAAAGAAAGACTAGATACTAATACTACACAGGATAATGATGGAAGACAATCTACTTCGGGAGATAGCAAATGATAAGATTACACCTAAAAATAAAAGAATTGTAAATGAAGATGGATTGTTTGAGTCCGAAGATTGTGATGATCCAAATCATGTATGTAAGTGTGGACAACAAACCCTGTCAGAACACACATAAATAAAGCACACTTATATAATCTGTTCAGGTGCCAGCAGAAAGGATCACTAAAGCTTTTCGAGACGTGAGTGCTACATTTCAGGCTAATCCCTTGAATATGGACCTAGTTGCTCTCAGAAACGAAAATGCAATTGCGAGATCTATTCGCAATCTCGTTATGACTGTACCTGGTGAGAGACCTTTTAACTCAGAATTGGGTTCAAATGTTTATCGGTTATTGTTTGAAAACTTTGATAATCAAACATCATATGCTATCAAAACCGAAATTGAAACATCAATAAGAAACTTCGAACCAAGAGTTAACTTAACTGCGGTTCAGGTTTCTGCTAATGAAGATAATTATGAGTTTGATGTAGTCATTCGTTATAAGATTGTTGGTATTGATGCTCTACCACAATCACTATCATTTGCATTAGAGCCCACTAGGTAAGATGCCCTTAGTAAACTTCAGCAATGTCGATTTTGATGAGATTAAACAATCCATCAAAGATTATCTCAGATCAAATTCCAACTTTACGGATTATGATTTTGAGGGATCAAATCTATCGACAATCATAGACACGTTAGCATATAACAGTTATATCTCCTCATACAATGCCAACATGGTATCGAATGAGGTGTTCCTTGATAGTGCAACATTAAGAGAGAATGTTGTATCAATTGCACGAAATATTGGTTATCTTCCTCGTTCAAGAAAGTCGTCAAGATCAAACATTTCCTTTGAGGTTGACCTAAGAGGATCAGGTGATACTAAGACTAGTGTTGTATCGGTAACACTGAAATCTGGGGCTGTAGCACTATCTGGTTCCACGTTCAATAATTCTTCATTTACATTTTGTATAATGGAGGATATCACTGTACCGGTAGATTCAACAGGATTTGCTGTATTTGATAACATTGATGTATATGAAGGTTCGTTCCTGAATCAAACATATGATGTTCAGTCAAGATTACCAAATCAAAAATACATCTTACCAAATACAGGTATTGATACAGATTCTATTAGAGTATCAGTAAAGGTTAATTCTAACTCAACAGTATCGAGAAAATATAGTCAATATACTAGTCTTATCAATGCAGATAAGGATACACCACTATTCTTCCTAAGAGAAACAGAAGGTGAGAGATATGAATTATTGTTTGGTGATGGTATATTTGGAACTAAGTTACAAGAACCAAATCAAGTTGTAGTTCAATACCTGACATGTAGTGGATCATCACCAAACGGTATCTCCAATCTGACGTTCATTGGTAGAATAGAAGACAATAACGGAAGCCCACTAGCTAATGGTGTTTCTGGTCTCACAATCAATGAATCGGCTTTTGGTGGTGACGAGATCGAGAGTGTTGAGTCAATTAAGAAACTAGCACCTAACATCTATGCATCTCAAGACAGAGCTGTAACATCAACTGATTTTGAGTCACTTGTCCCCAGAATCTACACTGAAGCAGAATCAGTTGCGGCATATGGTGGTGAAGAACTGAGTCCCCCACAGTATGGTAAGGTATTTGTCAGTATTAAACCATTCAATGGTGTATTCTTATCTGAAGAAATTAAGAGGAATCTCAAACTAGAACTTGCTAAGTATTCGGTAGCTGGTATCATTACTGAGATTATTGATCTCAATTATCTGTTTATTGAGATCGATACTAATGTATATTATAATTCAAACCTAGCACCTGGTCCTTCCCAAGTCAGGAACGTAGTAACAAATAATATCATAAAGTACGCTGATTCTACTCAGTTAAATAAGTTTGGGGCAAGGTTCAAGTACAGTAAGTTTGGTAAGATCATTGACGATAGTCATGATTCAATTACTTCAAATATTACTACTGTGAGGATGAGGAGAGACCTACAGGCTATACTAAATCAATTTATTGAATATAGTCTAACATTT